GTTCAGACGTGTGCTCTTCCGATCTCAGCAACTGGATAAGTTCACCAGCTGTCCTGTCAAAATTTCCTTGTGTTGGTTTATAAATCGTGCCATTGTCTGTTTCAATTGGATAAGTTGCTGTTACGTAGCCAACTAAATCCGTTGAATCAAACAGCGTTTCAAGATACTTGATTAAATCTTGTGCAGGTTGCCAGTTCAATGGTTCTCTGATTTCTTTCGACTCAATCCAGTTTTTATCTACGATTTGATAATCACGATCAATCGTATCTTCCCAATCTAATTCGTGAGAATCACCACGTCCATTTGAAGCAGGTTGCCAGCCATTATCTTTTGCTAATTGTGTGATTGTGGCTCCTGTTACAACACTACCTGCTTCTTCGTTGAAGGTTGTCCATTTCTTGAAGCATTCACCTTTTTTGTAACGTGTATCAGCTTGTGACCAATTATCCCAGTCCATAGCGGTATAACCTTCGTGTTTCAAAGCCATACCAATTTGGCACCAAGTCGCATAATCTACCATGGCAGGATTGATATAATCCAGCAATGGTAGCAGGTCAAAATCTCTCTCTGCCATGTTTATCCTTTCTTATTTATTCTGGTTTAAATTCCGCTGGTCGAATACCACGAGGAACACGCCAACCGTTTGCAGCAATGCGATTGATTAGGCTACTTGCGCTGTCGAATGTCCACATACCAACATTTTTAAACCCGTAGCGTTCAAGCAAACGAATTTGTTTAGGTGTGGTAAGGCCTTCTGTTTGACGTTTCTTAAGTCGGTCTAACAATTTGCTAGCCTTACCAAAGTTGCCAATATCATCAGTAAAGATACCGAACTTCTCTAATGCTTTTAGTTGTTTGTCTGTTGGCGGTGTCATCTCAATGCCAAACGCTGGAACATAGTCCGCTAAGTCCTCGGCTTGGATAGACATTTCAAATTGCAGTGGGTCAACTAATCGACGTTTACGCTTGCGCATTTCTGACAATTGTTTTGCAAGTGCTTCTTCACGTTCAGCCACAACGTCCTTGCTAGCTGTTTCTTCAGCTTCCAGCAATTCAAATTGTTGGTTAGTCTGTTCAGCCATGTTCTCAACCATCTTCTTAGCCACTTCAGGACTATCTGTGATTAAATGCGCTGGCCTACATAGCTCGTGACGTTCGGTGTGCCAAAGAAAATCTAAAATCAATAAATTATCTTTACCTTCTGCTAAGCGCGTGCCACGTCCAACCATTTGACTATACAGCGCCCTGACTTTAGTCGGTCTTAATACCACTACACAGTCAACACTTGGGCAGTCCCAGCCTTCAGTTAGTAGCATGGAATTGCAAAGAACATTGTACTTACCTTCGTCAAAATCAGCTAAGACCTCTGCACGGTCTTCTGACTCACCATTAACTTCAGCAGCTTTAAATCCTTTCTTGTTTAAGATGTCACGGAATTTCTTAGACGTTTTAACAAGTGGTAAAAACACAACTGTTTTACGGTCTGCACATTGTTTAACCATCTCATCTGCGATTTGTTCTAGATATGGGTCTAACGCTGTTCCAACTTCACTAGCCTTAAAATCACCAGCTTGTTGACTGACACTTGATAAGTCCAATGTCAGCGGTATAGTAACTGCTGTAATCTTTGATAAATAACCAGATTTGATTGCATCTACAATTGAATATTCATAAGCAAGGCTGTCAAAGAATTTACCTAAATTCTTTTTGTCTCCCCTGTCTGGCGTTGCTGTAACGCCTAACACATTAGCATCTTCAAAATGTTGCAATACTCGTTGGTAACCATCTGATATAGCGTGATGTGCTTCATCAATCACAATCGTGTCAAAATAATCTGGTGGGAATTGGCTAAGCCGTTTCTCACGTTGCATTGTTTGGACCGAACCAACAACAACACGGAACCATGAACCAATTGATGTGCTTTCTGCTTTCTCTAGTGCTGTTCCTAAGCCTGTAGCGGTTTTTAATTTATCGCTAGCTTGTTCTAAGAGTTCTGACCTATGTGCCAGGACGAGCACCCGCTCGCCTTTTCTCACACGGTCTTCGATAATCTTAGAAAATACGATAGTCTTACCACAACCCGTAGGAAGAACGAGCAATGTGCGTTTTCTGCTCTCTTCCCACTCTTGCTGAACAGCTTCGCGGGCTTCTTCTTGATATTTTCTAAGTTTCATTAGCTACCTCTTAAAATTGCCCAGCTTGGAATCCTGCAGCTTGTTGAGGCGCTTGTGGTTGTTGTGGGTATTGTTGAGGTGCTGTTGGTTGCATTGGTTGTTGATATGTAGGCTGTTGTGGTTGACCTTGCACGTTTGCATTCAATACTTTAGTCCAATCAACTTCATCTGCGTAAATCATTGCTTTAATGTTGTCATATTCACGGTCAGCATATTGTCCAGTACCTTTACGTTTGTTAACTCGACAAACACCTTTAGCACCAACCACGTTGTTCCAATTCATGCGAAGTGGCTCACCGTGTTTCTTTTGACCAATAGAACCAAAGAATGCTGACAACATACCTTCAGTTGATGTGTGCAAGAATAGATTGTGTGTCAATTGTGCAATACCTTCTGCTGTTTCAATTTGAAGGGTAAGTGTTGCTTTATTACATGCTGGAAGTTTACCTGGATTTTGAGGATTCGGCGTGTGGCGTCCACGTTCAAGGTTAGTTACTGTGAATTGATAGTCACCAGGTGTGAGCTGTACGAATTCTTTTGCGTCTGTTACGATTTCATCATCCCATCCAAGTTCGTGATCAAAGTTATTGTTAAATTGTGTCATGTTAATGTTCCTCTTTCTGTTAATTATTAAAATGGTAAAATACGATTGTCTTTAATCATGCTAAAGACTTGTTCCCAAGCGCCAATAAGCACACCGTCGATAAATCCAGGGTCATACATCACTACTGGTGTATTTTCTGGATAGTAACCTTTTTGAGCCACTGCCTTTTGAACTTCAAGCTCTGTGACTTGGTTTTGAATCATCAAATCACGCAAAGCTTGTGGTAAAGCCAAGTTAGGTTCTTGGTAAGGCTGACGTTCTGGCGCAGGCTGTGTCAAGTTTTCAGGTACTTCTGGTTGAGCTTGTGGCGCTGGTTCAGCAGTTGATGTCTGTTCCTGTGCTGTTACCTGTGGAGCAGGTTCAGGCACTGTCTGTTGTGGTTGAGATGCAGGCTGTGTTTGTGCAGGCGCAGGTACTTGATTGAAGATGTGTGCAATGCCTGCATAATCAAACGGCATTTCCTCTGGTAAGTTGTGACGGTTCTTAGCATCCCAAGCTGGGTGGTGTTGCGTGTATAGAACACGTTGCCCACCAGTTGCTTTTTTCTTTTTGTTATCAGCAGTCATTACGACTGTTTTATAATTTGCAAACAAAACCATATCAGCCCATTCTTTAACGAGTGGTGCAGTTTGTGAGCTTGTTTTTTTACCAAGCTTAAGTTCCCAACGGTCATAAGATCCCATCTCGTCAGGCTGTTCAAACTTACGAATTTGGGCATGTGCAGTTAACACAATATTGATACCTAAATCTACAAGTTCTGATAAACTGTTCAAAAAACGTCCTAATTCTTCTTTAACGTAAACATAACCGTTACCATAGCCAAAATCTTCAATACCTTTTTTCTGATGCAGTGCGCAGATATCATCTACTATTAAGCTTTCTGCCCAGTCGATTGTGTCAATAATAAGTGTCTTGCAGCAAGTAGGATTAGCTTTGACCCATGCAATTTCATTTTTTAGCATGGTATAGCTTGACGGTTTATTCAAGCGTGAAACGTCCATATTGTCAGTTGAACCTTCGGTGTCAATAAATACTGCTCCTGGGAATTGTGATGCAAAGGTTGATTTACCAATACCTTCTGGACCATAGATGACTACTTTTTGGGCTCGTGCGCGTTTCCCTTTTGTGATTTGCATTGTTATTCCTTTCTAAAATGTGCCTGCTGTGAATGCCGGTTTAGCTGTTATTGGTTGTTGATGTGCTTCGTTAATGACTGAGTAGCCGTCCTCGATTATCACAGCGCACTCTTCACCAGTTGACACCCTTGTGGCAATAGCTTGCAAGCCTTCTTGTTCTAACCAAGTGCCAAACTGTTCAAGTGTGATTTGGTCCATTTGTTCTAGTTTGTCAATCAGAACAAAGCCACATTCTGGTTTGAGCTTGCGAACAATCGCAGTAGCCACCATAAGCTGTTGACTACCAGACATGTTATCCCACTCTTGCCCTTGATAAAGTAGCTTACCGTCATCAACTGACAAGCCTTCAAGTGGCAAGTCTGCGTTAGTTAACAAATCTGTTTTCTGTTGACGAACAGCTTCGATTTCGTTAGTCAATTGATTGTATTGTTCACGCTGTTGTTTGGCGTCGTCTTCGGCTTTATCTTTATCAAGATTAGCGCGAACACGTCTGTTAGTTTCGTCAATACGTGCAATATTTTCTTCGATTTCAGCTGTTGACTCGTCGTGCAAATCCATAGCGTCAGTCTGTGCAATTTGCAAGTCTTCTGTCAGCTGATTCAATTGCTGTTCAGCCAATCTAAGTTTCTTCTTAAGTTCATCAACTTCTTGTTGCTTAAAGTTGTAGTTCTGTTGAATAACTGTCACATTTTGACGTTTACGAGCGTTCTCGCCATTTGTAGCTAAAATGGCTTGTTGCTGTTGGATGAGGTCAGAAATACTAATCAGTTCTTTCGGGGCATCTGGATAGTATGGCTGCTCTTTGGCGAACTTCTCCTTTTGATCAGCAATCACACCAATCGCATGACGCTGGTTGTAAATTTCCTTTTCTTTCAACTCCAATTCAGCTAACTGGTCACTAACACCAATGATTTGTAAAAGCGTGTTAGCCTTGTAGATCGGAAGAGCGTCGTGTAGGGAAAGAGTGTAGATCTCGGTGGTCGCCGTAT